GAGTTCCTGTAACTGAGTCAGCACTGGCACTTGTACAGAACATTCCAGAGGCACAGGGCATAATCCGGAGCCTGATCAACGGCACAGTGTCTGCCGAGAACGCACTGGGACAGATCAGAGATGCGTCAGTGAAAAGTATAGACAGATTTGGCAAGGCGACCGTGACTGGACAGGTGGAATTCTTGAGATTACAAGGCGATGTGATCAATCTAGGTAGAAGGATCGTAGACGTCGACGGAGTGTTCCAGGAACTGAAACCAGGTGCGACCGATCTAGTAAAAAATATAACAACTTTCGAGCAGGCATCCAAAGTGCTTTCAGCACAGTTCCAAGGTATCGAGACAGGATTGCTCAGAGCGTTCGGACCAGCACTGGGTAGGCTGGTAGGTGGCATACAGGAACTATTCACAGGCGGTGGCAAGATTGCCACGATGTTAAAAGAGTCTCCGGCATTGACCGCAGGCTTGTTGGCAGGTGCACTCACAGGAAAATTTTTATTTGACAAGGCCGCACAGATTGGTATAGTGGCCGCTGGTACTAGATTAGGTACAGCACACATAAGCGGAAGCCAGACAATGGCAGGATTGGCCAAGACTGGTATGAAAGGTGGCTTAAAGACCGCAGGTGGAATAGGACTTATGGCGGGAGGTACAGGTATAGCGGCAACGGCAGAATCAAATGCAGGCAAGGCCGCAGGATTGGCCATGTCAACGGCGGGTGGTGCATTAACAGGTGCAACAATTGGATCGGTCATCCCCCTAGTAGGCACATTAGCCGGCGCAATTATTGGTGGTGCCATCGGATTGACTTCTGGGGTTTTGGGTATGCAGTCCAATGAACCAAAAGCCAGACAGTTTGGTGGTGGCATGGATGGTGGAAAAACTTACCTGGTTGGTGAGAGAGGACCAGAGATGGTCACGGCAGGAACCAAATCAACAGTGACCGCAAACAGCGATCTCAAGAGCACATTTGACACATCCGCGTTGGAGACCAAGATGGCCAGCCTAGTCACAGAGATGAACAGTGCGAATAAGACTTTAACGAATATGGTAAATGGCGTAAATACGCTTGTAGCAGTAGAATCCAGGGCCTTGAAAGCAGTTGAGACAACAGCACGTAAAGACCGTAACCAAGTTGGACTGGTTTAGGTTGCTAAAATGAATAAAAAAGTGTAATATAAAGCATGGCTTGGAAAAAATATTTTAAAGACGCAAACATGTCTCCGATTTCAGGAGAGAAGGTACCAAACTTCGCCAAGAGGAACTACAGTTCTTACTTGCCGGACGTGTACACGGGACACCCCAACAGGATACAGAGGTACTTCCAGTATGACCAAATGGATTCAGACAGTGAAATAAATGCGGCACTGGACATCCTTGCAGAATTCTCAACACAGAAGAACACAGAGAACGAAACACCGTTTGATCTTGTGTTCAAGGACGAGACCACAGAGCATGAGGTCAAACTGTTGAAGAAGGCACTTCAACAATGGACAAAATCAAACAAGTTCAACAAGAGGATCTTCAGGATATTCAGGAACGCACTGAAATACGGAGACTGTTTCTTCGTGAGGGATCCAGAAACACAGAAATGGTTGTACATAGACAACGCCAAAGTTGACAGGATCGTTGTGAACGAATCCGAAGGAAAGAAACCTGAACAGTATGTGATCAGAGACATCAATCCAAACCTACAGAGATTGAGTGCAACACAGATAACACCTAACCAAACATACGGTGGCGGTGGAACCACAGGTGGCGGTACTGCGGCCTATGGTTCGAGTTATGCGAACGCGGGTGCCACAAACAACATGTCAGGCTTCGCGGGTGGAAACTCCGGTGGAAGATTCTACAAGACCATGAATGCCTACAACATAAACGCAGAACACGTGATTCACATGAGTATGTCAGACGGTTTAGACAACCTATTCCCGTTTGGACAGTCAGTGTTGGAACAGGTATTCAAAGTTTACAAACAGAAAGAATTATTAGAAGACGCAATCATAATTTACAGGGTTCAAAGAGCACCTGAGAGAAGAGTTTTCTACATCGACGTGGGTAACATGCCAACACACTTGGCGATGCAGTTCGTTGAGAGAGTCAAGAACGAGATAAACCAAAGAAGAATTCCGAGTGCATCAGGGGGAGCAAACTTCATAGATGCAACCTACAACCCAATGAGCATAAACGAAGATTACTTCTTCCCACAGACTGCAGAGGGTAGAGGATCTAAAGTTGACACACTGCCAGGTGGTACAAACCTAGGTGAGATCGATGACTTGAGATTCTTCACTAACAAACTGTTCAGGGGTTTGAGGATCCCAAGTTCATACCTACCAACAGGTGCGGAAGACGGTGGACAACAGTACAATGACGGTAGGGTTGGTACTGCTTACATACAGGAATTAAGATTCAACAAGTATTGTGCGAGATTACAGTCGATGTTGGCAGAAACTTTTGACAGTGAGTTCAAGTTATGGATCAAATCGAAAGGTTACAACATAGACAACGGTATGTTTGAACTAAAATTGAATCCACCACAGAACTTTGCACAGTACAGACAGACAGAGATGGATCAAAGCAGAGTAAACACGTTCACAGCAGTGGCAGATTTACCTTATATGAGTAAAAGGTTCGCATTGAAAAGATATCTAGGCCTTTCTGAGGAAGAAATGGCAAGGAACGCAGAACTTTGGGCAGAAGAGAACAACGTACCACAGAAGAAACAGAGCAAATCAAATGAACTGAGGGGCGGCGGTGTCACGCAGTCAGGAATCAGTTCAGACCTAGACCAATTCGAGGAACCAACAGCGGATCCTGAAGCACCAGAACCGGGATCACCAGAACCAGGACAACCAGGACAGACGCCGGGCGGACAGACTCCAGGTGGCACAGGCGGCGGCGGACAGGTATAAGGATTAAATACGTTTATGAAACTGAATGAATTCTTCACATACGGCGCAGATGGGTTTGAACAAGACAAAACCTATGAGCCTGAGCATGATATTTCAATCCTAGATTCAGAAGACACAAGGAAAACAAGACTTACTCTCAAACAGATCAACTCTATGAGGTTGGCATCAGAGGCACACGATGCACAACAGAAGGAAGAAGCAGTATTCGTCCAAAAGATGTACGGACAACCTGCCCAAGACGATAACTTAGAGTTATAATGTCATCAGTAGCGTTTGTATTAGGCAACGGTGAATCACGTAAGGGCATCGATATCAACGATCTCAAAGAGTGTGGCACTGTTTTTGCCTGTAACGGTGTGTACAGGACACACCAACCACACTGGCTTGTTGCAGTGGATCCTAAGATGATGCTAGAAATAGCAGAGACAGATTATGTGCAAAATAATAAAGTATATTCAAATTATAATGCACAATACCAAAAACATCAGAAATTGTTGGATCATGTCACATGGTCCAAACCCAGTCTGGGTTGGAGCAGTGGTCCAACAGCACTGAGACTGGCCTGCGAAAAGCAATATAAAGAGATATATGTACTGGGCTTTGATTATCAAGGTCATTCTGAAACACAAAACAAGAACAGATTCCGTTTCAACAACATTTTCAAAGACACCAGGAACTATAAAAAAAGCAACGATGAGGCAACTTTCTATGGAAACTGGATGAATCAAACAAAACGTGTTGTGACCGATTTTAAAGATGTGCAGTTCTATCGTGTGATACCTAAAGGTTGGTTCAAACCAAAAGATCTCGAGTGGGCGGGCAACATCAAACACATGACTACCGAAGAATTTATAGCAAAATTCAATATCCAAATAAAAATATAAGAAAAAACACCTTTTTTGCCTATTTCTGCCACCGTTTCAACCGTTATTAAGTAAATACAAACACTTATAAGTACAAATCGACTATAAAACAAGGAGCACGTGTAAAATGTCAAATAATAAATTTGAGAGTTTATTAGAGTTGCTAATAAACGAAGAAAACGATAAAGCAGAGGCTTTATTCCACGAAATCGTGGTTGAAAAATCAAGAGATATCTACGAAAATTTAGCAGACGAAGAAGTAACTGCTGAAGCAAAAGAAGATTCAAAAGAAGACGCTAAAGAAGAAGTTAAAGAAACTGAAGCATCTGAAGAGGCTAAAATAGAAGAAACTGCTGAAGAATCTAAAGAAGATGAGAAAGTTGAAGAAACTTCTGAGGAGTCTAAAGACGAACAAGTTGATGAAGTTGTTGAAATAGAAGACGAAGCAACTGAATCAGAAACAACTGAAGAAGAAACTATTGAGGAAGTAGGCGGCGACGCAACTGACGAATTAGTTAAAGACATCTCTTCTGAAGAAGAAGGCGAAATGGATGTAGACAACGGCGAAGAAATGCCAGCAGACATGGACGCTGACAAAGGTGAAGAAGACATGGAAGACAGAGTTGTTGACTTGGAAGACGCTTTAGATGAATTAAAAGCAGAATTCGAAGCAATGATGGGCAAAAAAGACGGTGACGATGAAGAAAAAGACGAAACTGTTGCACCAGAAGTTGCACCAGAGTTAACTCCAGAAGTTGAAATGGAAAGCAAAGAAGCAAAAGAAACTGTGAAAGAGTACAAAAATCCAGTTAAAGCGGACACTGCCGACCATTCAGACAAGTCAGCAAAATCACCAGTGAACACATCTGTTAAATCAGCAGGTGGTTCGACTGCCAACATTGCAAAAGGCGGAGCAGACGAAAAAGGAAGACCGGCTCCAACTACACAGAAAATGGCAGGTGACTTTGAGAACACAGGCGGCAAAGCAAAATCTACTTCATTCAAGAAGCAAGAGAAGGCAAACACTGCTGACGGTTCAGACAAATCTGCAAAATCACCAGTTGCTTCTAAGTAATTGTTGATTAACCAGGAGGTCATCGGATGACATCACTATACCTAAGAGAGAATCTAACGTTTGATCAGGCCAGGGTACAGGTTTTGCACGAAGGAAAAGACGGCAAAGATTTGTACATGAAAGGCATCTGTATTCAAGGTGGGATCAAGAACGCAAATCAAAGGATCTATCCAGTGCAAGAAATTGCGAAAGCGACAAAAACACTGAACGATCAGATCAGTTCCGGATACTCTGTGTTAGGTGAAGTGGATCACCCAGATGATTTAAAAATTAATTTGGATCGTGTATCACATATGATCACTGAGATGTGGATGGACGGTCCAAATGGATACGGCAAGATGAAGATCCTGCCAACACCAATGGGCCAACTTGTCAAGACTATGTTGGAATCAGGTGTGAAACTAGGCGTTTCTAGTAGAGGTTCTGGTAACATGAACGAATACGGAAGCGGTGAAGTTTCAGACTTCGAGATCATCACAGTAGATGTTGTGGCCCAACCTTCGGCACCGGGTGCTTATCCAACGCCAATTTACGAACACCTAATGAACAGCAAGGGTGGTAACATGGCAAAAGGTTTGGCGGCTGAAGTTAGAAATGATGCAAAAGCACAAAAGTTCCTGAAAGAGGCACTAACAAACATAATAAAGGACCTGAAATAAAATGATAGACGCAATATCAAAATTAGTAGAGTCTGGAGCGATCTCGGAAGATGTTCAAAAAGGCATCCAAGAGGCGTGGGACTTGAAAATTAAAGAAAACAAAGAACAAGTAGGTGCTGAGTTAAGAGAAGAGTTTGCTAAAAGATACGAACACGACAAAGCAAACATGATCGAGGCTATCGACACTATGATGAACGAGAAGTTGTCTGAAGAGATCACGAAGTTCGTTGAGGACAGGAAAGCACTTGCACAAGAAAAAATTGCTTACAAAGAAAACGTAGGCAAACACTCTGCTAAATTAGAAAGTTTTATCCTTTCTAAATTAAACGAAGAGTTAAAAGAACTACACAGCGACAGAAAAGGTGTGCATGAAAACTTTAAGAAAATGGAAGAGTTCGTAGTAAACGCTCTTGCAAAAGAAATCAAAGAGTTCCATGAAGACAAAAAAGGCGTTGTGGAAACGAAAGTCAAACTAGTAGCCGAAGCCAAAAAACAAATGGCTAAGATGAAAGAGGCTTTCATAACAAGATCTGCTAAAGTTGTAGAGTCTGCTGTAAACAAAAAACTTGCTGAAGAGTTAAAATCTCTGAAGGAAGACATCACAGCGGCAAGAGAAATCAACTTTGGTAAGAAAATATTCGAGGCGTTTGCTTCTGAGTACCAGAATTCTTACTTAAATGAGAAATCTGAGACTGCGAAGTTGATGAAAGTTGTGGATGAAACCACTCTTAAGTTGAAAGACGCTGAGAAGGCCGTTGAAGAGAAACAAGCGGTGATTGAGTCCAAAGAGGCGGAAGCCAGAAGACAAACGGACTTGATGGAACGCAAGGAAAAGATGGCCGAGATGCTCAAACCATTGGGCAAAGAAAAGAGTGAAGTGATGAGCCAACTGTTAGAATCAGTTCAAACAGAGAAGTTACAATCTTCATTCGACAAGTATCTACCACACGTGATGGCTGACAAGGCTGTGACCAAAGAAGGTGCCAAAATACTTTCTGAGTCAGGCGGCGACAGAGCACAAAGGGAAGATGCTGACTTAACAAATATCCGTAAATTAGCGGGTATATAACAA